ACAGACGCCCCCCCCCCCCCCACGGGGGGGGGGGGGGGGCCTTCCTCTATGTCTTGTCCTCTACGGGTGTACGAGGGAGGGATACGAGGCCATCAGGCCCGCCGATCCCTTCGCGAGCGCTTGGCGCGCCTGCGAGTCGTTGACGATGATGTGCGCGATCGTCGGCTTGCCTGATGCGTTCAAGCGGTTCCAGACGTCCGCACCCGCACTCCACTCCATGCCAATGACATCCCACTGGGACAGGTCCGAGGGCGCGACCTCGGACGGATACAGCATGGCCATGACCTTGTAGCCGCGAGCCTTCGCGCGCTTCGCGCCGGTCCCCTTCGCAAAGACCTTCCACAAGACCCTGCGCTCGGGGTGCCCCCCGAACGTCGTGTCCAAGTAATCGAACAGCTGCTCTTCGGCCGCCAGGTCACCCGGATTGCGCTGGTCTTCCGAGGATGTGGTCTTGTGGTCGATCGCGAGCACGACGTCGTCCGGCACCTGATCGATGATGTCCGTCAGGCGCATAAAGCCGCCTGATGCCTGTCGGAGCGTGCGCAGCGTCGACCACGGGGTGTTCCAAATCTGGTAGTCGGTGCCCGGCACCGTCCTCGACGTCTTCCAGTCGTGAATAGCGATGAACTCGCCCGAGGCGCACCGCCGCACAGACAGCTCGAGCGCCTTGAATCCGGCGCGCAACGAGGCGTTGAGGCCAGCCTGTGTGAACTCGGGGTATTCAGTTCCGCCCATCCGATGACTGATGTAGAACGGGCGCCGCGACAGGAAGGCCGTTACCACGTCCTCGCCCGCCGGGATCACCGGCGTTGACGGCGCGCGCAGTGACAGACTCACATCCCCGCCCGCGCGCCGACGCATCCGTACAACCCCCGGCAGGTCACCTCCTGCGCGCCGACGCTCGTACACAACGAGGTCAGGCATGCGCGATCACCTGCACCGCGAGGCCGTTGGAACCCTGTGCGTTCGGATACGTGACGACCAGGTCCGCCGGCTGCGAGCCCGTGCGACGAGCCAGCGTCACCGTCTGGTAGTTGAGGCCTTCCTGCGACGCGAAGGCAAGCTTTTCCCAGCCAGCTGAGACAGTCACGTGCTCCGAGGACTCAACTGCACTCGTCCGCTCGAACGCAAATCCCAGCACCACACCCTCGCCCGCGAGCGCGGGAGCCGTGCAGGTCGTTGTCTCGGTCGGCGGGGCCTGGCGCTTCTTGACGTCGCCCGCCTTGATCGTGGAGGCCCCTCGGATAGAGGCGGCTGCCCAGCCGATCTCCGCATTCTGGCTCAGCGTCAGCGTGACAGTGGGCGCCCACGGGCCTGTGATGACGACGGCGCGCATCGTGCCGACCCAGTACGGGGCGACAATCTGGTCCCAGCCCTGCGGGACGGTCAGGTTCGCTGGCGTGCCTTGGGCCTTCTCATTCAGGCCGATCACGATCTTGTCGCCGGCCTTGCCATCGACCTTGATCGTGACGGTCTGGCCGACGACCTGACCGGCTGCGCTGGCGACGAGCGTCGGGCCCGCAGCGGGGGCAGGCCCGGGAGTCGGGGACGGAGCAGGGGCAGCGCCAGAGACGAGGAAATAGAGCGCGCCATCCGGCAGGGCCTGCGCTTCGGCTTCTGTGGAGCACACGGTGATGCCGACGCGCTTCAGGGCTTCGGTGAGTTCGGCCTTGGTTGCCAGGCCCGTGAGATCACTCGTGTGGGCCACGCCCGCCACGTCGGCCTTGGTCGCCAGGCCCGTGAGTTCGGCCTTGGTTGCCAGGCCCGTGAGATCACTCGTTCGGGCGACGCCTGCCACGTCGGTCTTGGTGGCGTAGCCGGCGAGGTCGGCGCGGCTCGGGAGTTCAGCGACCTGCTGGCGTGTGGCGTATCCGGCGAGGTCGGCGCGCGTGGCCAGGGTCGCCAGGTCGGTGCGCTTGGCGTATTCGCCGAGGTCGACCTTTCCGCCTGCGGAGGCTCTGGCGAGTTCTTCCTTGGTGGCGAGCGGTTCGATGGCCTTCGCGATCGCTCGGTCTGTGCCTTGCTTCGTGTAGAGCGTGGGCTTTGCCATGGTTAGCCTCCGATTGTGATTGTGTCCCCGTCGTCAGAGACGACGCCGCTGATGGTTGCTGTGTCGCCGTCACCGGAGACGTTCACGTCTGGGGTGCCGGTCTGGGGTGCCGGGGTGGGCGTCGCCTCACCGGAGAACACGCTGGCGAGCGTGTAGGCCATTCCGGGCTTCAGCGTGACTGTGGCTTCTCGTAGTGTCCGGCCGGGGACGCTGAGGCGCATGTGGACCTGCGTCGGTTCTGTGAGGTCGAGGGGCAGCATGATCTGACCGCGCGGGTTCGCTGCCCGCGAGACGGGGCCGACTGCCATCATGGACGAGGCCTCCCCTGTCTTGGTCTTCAGGGTCGCCGTGATGTAGGCGAGGTGCTCTGGTGAGCCATCAAGGCGCGTGACGTTCCCACTCACTGTCGTTCCTCCCATTTATCTACCTTCTCCTGTAGTCTGTCGAGGCGCTCATGCAGTCTCGCGTGGGCGTCATGGGCATGCTCGTCAATGGTGCGCTGCGAGGACTCGCGCGCTGTCCGCTCGTCGTGGAGCTCGGCTGCCATCTTGGAGCCACGCTCATCGATTCGTCCGACGCGCGCTTGCACCGAGCTGAGGCTCTCGCTGTGCGCGTTGAGCGTTGCCTCCATTCGGGCGCCCTGATCGAGCAGGCCCGTCACCTGCTTCGACAGAGCGCCGATCTGATCCGAGACAACCCAGACAGTCTCAATCGCCTTGTCGAGGTCATCGCGGACATTCGTGTCGTGGTTGTTCTTGATTTCCTTATCCGCGCTCTTCGCAGCATCGCGGGCCTCAGACGCGGTCTCCGAGATATGCGCGAGCCGCGCGTCGAACAACCTGCCGACGTACCGTAGACCCGCAACGACAGCCGCGGCGGCAGCACCAATGATGGCAACAACCGCCGCGACAATCGCTGTGACGACCTTCGGGTCGGCAATAATGTCAATCACGTGCGCTGTCCGAAGTGCCCGTCAGCTCATCGAGCGGCTGCCCGCCCGGAGTTGCAGCGCCCACCCAATCAAGGATGCTCGCACCGTTAATGCGGAGCGCCGACAGCATCGTGTACACCGACCAGGCGACGCCCAGGAACACGCTCATCTGCGTGATGAGCAGACGCCACGTCGCCGGGTACGATCCGGAGACCCACACGGCCGCAGTCGTGACGAGAGCGACCGCGACGAGGAGCACCACGCGGCGGCGGCGCGTCCACCACGGCTTGTCCAGAGCGGCCTGGACCATCGGCCAGACGAGGCCGATAACCACCGTCGTGATGAAGGGGTCCGACTGAAGCCCCATCAACAGCTCATCCATCTCATTCTCCCTTCTCCGCGCCCGCGAGCGCCTGGTTGATTGCCGCGTTGGTGTCGGCTCCGTAGTATTCGTCGACCTCGACGCCGACCGCGCTTTGCAGCTGGCCGACCACGCGGTCATGGGCCTCGTCGGAGTCGTCGCCCCAGATGCCGTCCGGGTCCGCGCCAATGATCGACTGGACGTACTCGACGCCCAGGGGGAACTGGCGGCCGCCCCACGAGCTCGCCGCCACGACCGCGTACACGCGGCGCGTGGTGTCAGGGCCGAGGACGTTGTCCGCATCCGCACCAACAGCACGCTGGATTCCCGTGATGTCCGTGTAGCCGCCGGATGAGCCAGCGGCTGCATCGGAGTAGTAGGGGCGGATGACCGCGCACACCGAGTCCCAGTCGCGGGACCGGCGGTAGACTCCACCACCGTTGGACTGGGAACCCGCAGCGCCCGAGCTTGTATTGCCCTCGATGGTCTGCACCCACGACCCGTAGTTCGCTTCGACCAGGCCGACGTGGTCGGCCACGCCGTCCCCGTCCCAGTCGAAACAGATAAGGTCACCCGGGGCTGCGTTCGACGGGTCGACGAGCTGACCAGCTGCCCGCGCGGCGTTGATGCCGTAGGGCACATAGGCGAAATCGCCGCCTGGGATCACCGAGTTACCGTCGTCGTCAGTGAGGCACCACGAGGCGAACATGGCGCAGAACGGAACACCGTTCTCGCCGTAGTACGCGCCATGCTTTTCGGCGTACCAGCGTCCAAACGCTGAGCCCGGCAGGGGGTCATTCCATCGCGAGTAGCCGATCTGGCTCGCGGCCCATGCGAGTGCCTTAGATGCTGCCATGCTCATCGCGTGACCTCCTCGTAGGGGAACTCGATGGGCGTGACAACGTCGGCCGGAGTATCGGTCGCCGGAGGCATGGACTCCATGAGTTCTTCGATAGTCAGTTCCATATGTCTCTCCTCAATTGGGTAGACGAAACCCCCCGGACGGGATTGTCCGAGGGGCGAGTTCAGTTGTCGGCGGTCAGTAGCCGAGCGCCATCCACGCGAAGGAATGCCTCTCCTGTGAGGTCACGCCGGGGAGCATCGGCCTGAAGCCGCTCTTGTCCAGCACGTCCACACAGAACTGCCTGCCGTTCTTGAAATTCCAGCCGGCCGGCCCCGATCCATACAGCGGCGTAATGGACACAGACACGCACTCGTGCGGGAACGGGGTACTGAAGTTCACGCGCGGCATGTAGAGATTTCCGAACGCGACCTCGGCGCTGGACACCGCGACTCGGCCACCCTTGATGAGGCCGGGCTGGACGGTCGGACTCAGGCCCGCACCCACGGGCATATCCCCTACCGCCGAGAGTTCCATCTGCAGATTCGACTCTGCCGCCCATGCGCGACCATCCCACACCCTCACGGCGTTGAGGTCGGTGCGCCACACGTAAACAGGCTGCGCCGCCGAGGCAACCAGGCCAGCAGCCGCGAGCGCGGACACGTACTGCGCCGCCGCCGTTTCGGATGCACACGCCTTGTAGGAGGGGATGGACAGGGACAGGGCCAGCAGGTCCTGGCGCTGTGCGGGGTCAGTGGGTGAGGGGACGCGGTGCCCCCGCTGGTCGAGGTAGCTCATGAGTTGTCCTATCGCGAGGTGTAGGTGATGCGGATCGAGAGGCTGTCTCCGGCGGCCTGGACGCCGCCGTATGTCTGCCCGACGAGGGCGAGGCCAGTCCCCGGAGTCAGGAGCTGGGCGGCTATGCGCGTGATGTCGACGGTCAGAACTGCGGCGCCCACCTGGACGGGGACGCTGATCGTCGCGCCCGCCTGGACGGGGCCGGTGTTCGAGTAGGTTGCCGGTGCGATCTGTGCGGACCATGCGGCTGACGTCGAGTGTGGGCGGAGCGTCAGCGTGGCGGCCGTGACCGTGATACGTCCGAGAGCCTCGGCTTGCCGGCCGTATGTGGCAAGCCCTGTGAGGCGGGGGCCGCCTGTGTTTCGCTGCCAGGCTCCGCCACCGCCGTGCCGGGTCCAAGAGGTTCCGTCCCAGGTGCCCGCCCACTGTGGGATCAGCACGGCTTCACTCACTGTCCGTGTCGGCGCGGTCAGCTGTTCCCACTTGGGGAGCGGGTTCTCCGGTTTGGGCGCTGGCCCGAGCGCATGCAGTGCCCGCCCCGTGTCGGGGTCGAGTAGCACGTGCGCTGTTTCGACGCCGGTCCAGTTGACTGCGGTCGCTGAAATCTGGATCGGCGGGCCACCGTACAGGCTGACGTTGAGGGCGCGGCCGCCCTCGATGAGGCTGACCACGCGCGCGATCGCCGTCGGGGACCTGTCCGACCCGTATCGGGGCGGCAGATCATCGGGCACGGTTGAGATCAGGTCCATCACGGGGCTGCTCACACGCTCACCTCCACGTCGGTCTTTTGTGTGCCCTTATAGGTGAGTGGCACCTCGTATGCGGAGACGGTCCCCCACATCGTTTTCGTGGACGCAGCGTCCACGGGCCGCGTCGCGATCTCGACGTGTGCGTCTAGGCGGATGCGTGGGTCCGGGGCGTGCTGGACGGGGACCTTGATCTTCTTCCTGACCGAGTCTGCGAGCATGGCCTCGGCTGTGCGCTTGGCCTGCTCGTAGCTCGTTATCAGCGGGGATGAGAAGAAGCGCGGCACGGTGCCGTAGGGTCCATCGACTCGCATCGGCCCCGTCAGCTGATCGGCGATCGCCTGGAACGAGGGCGCTCCCTCGTCAGAGCTTTGCTGTCCCCTCGTGACCACGCGGTTGTAGACCTTGTCTCGGCTCACCGAGGCCGCCACACCGACGACCGTGCCGTCCTCCCCATCCGAGAGGCGCAGCGCCGGCCGCGAGGTGGGCGGCGAAGTCGGCGGGGACAGATACATGATGCCGTCGCCGCCCTCGCGCACGGTTGCAGGCCAGGCTTTTGCGATCTCGTATACAGCGTCGATCCGGCTCTCACCCCAGGACATCGAGGGGCAGGGCCTGTCCCCGAGCGCCGGATCAATGATCACGCCGATGCGCGCACCGACCAGGCGGCGCAGCTCTGACGCGAGCGTGCCCGCCGGGTCCGGTGCCATCGGCTCCGTCAGCCGGTCCTCCTCGAGGCGCTGCATCAGGCTCTTGCCTGTCACCCTGACAGTGGACGGCCCCGGCTCCACCGACGTGATGAGGAACCTCCCCATCGGGATCGTCCACCAGCCCGCACCGACGAGCGAGCCTACCGTCATACTCACATGCAGGACCTGCCCGTAGCAGCCGAGCGGGTGGTCTGGGTCTACGGGGTCCCAGTCGCGCCAGTCCTGCCCCTGCGCGGCGCCCACACGCGGGACCGTCAGGGACAGGGTGCCCTGGACCTGCTGGCCAGCGTCCCACGCCACTGACCCATCCTCGACGGGGACCTCTCCCAGGTACTGCGACCCCAGCCATGACTCCACGGTGGCAGACACCGTGTAGCCGGACGTCAACAGGTCTGCGGGAATCTCCTCGGCTCCGGTCGGGATGCTCATGCGTCCTCCTGCCAGACGGTCCTGTCGAACTGATCCCACGGCCACCGACGCGCATCCAAGCCGCTCCACGTCAGGCGACGCTTATCGAAGTCGTTCCACGTCGACAACGTCAGCGGCGTGTTCGGCTGCGGCAGATCGACGATCGTGCCCTTGAGCTGCCAGATGCGCTCAGCGGCATCGAGGCGAGCTGCGCGCTCCATCGGTGCCGATGTCACCGCGATCAGCGTCACTGGATCGACATCGCACGTTCCGCGCTTGCACTGGACGCAGTGGAGCGGATTGTGGAAGATCGCGACCGGCGTCGGAGACGCCAGGAGCGTCTTCATAGCTGGGGTGTCCTGCAGGTTCGTGCGAGCCGTGAGAGACACCGTGCCGCGCCCCATCGTGGGCGCATACACCACCAAGGGCGTTGCCCGGCCCGGTACTTCATGCTCCGTGAGGCGGAGTTTCAGCTCACGCTGGTCCGTGCCCTGCCACAAGAAGTTCACCGGCTTCAGGCCCGCCGCGTCAGTCATCAGCGACAGGCCACCCCACGAGCGGACCACCGGCTCCGACTCGACCGTGACGCCCCTCGATGTCGTCAGCCTGTACCTGATCGGCACGTTGATCGGCGCGAGCGGGTCACCAATAATGCGCTGTAGGCCCTTGCTCTCCCACACCCCGCCGCGAGGAGTCCACGTGAAGCCCGTATCCGTGACACCCTCGACATAACAGGATGCCCCGGCAGGGACGGCCGCCGGCGGAATCACGACCTGGACCCTGGGAGCCTGCCCTCCCCCCACGATCGCAACAGGCAGTGACGACATATCGACGTCCGCCTCGACCTCACGCGACGTCGAAACACCGCGAGCGCCGGTCCACTGGTGCGTGAGAGCCCTCGAGGAATAGCCGATGCGGCTCGGCGGGGTGTCTCCGTCGAAGAACTCCCCCGCTGCGGCCTCAAGTGCCTCGCCCGGGGTGGGGGCTGCGACGATGAGGACGTCATCGACGTAGACCCAGCCCGGCAGAGTGCCGCGCTCGGCCGCCGAGGTCGTGCGGGCCTCGAATCGAAGCCGCACGGCCGTCGCCCCAGATGGAGCTGTGAACGCCCAGACGGGGCGAACCCCATCCGCGCTGGCGGCCAACAGCGCCGGAGTCTTCTCCGTGACGCTGCGGCCGCCCACGGTCCACTCCGGGGAGACAGCAACCGCGAGGCCGGGGCTCGTTCGCACGAGCGCCGAGATCGCGACCGTCTGCCCGCCAGCGACAGTGACTGCCGTTGGCGCGGCAGCCGGCCCCTGCACCCCGGGCGGCACGTCGATGGCCAGATACTGCGGAGACTGGCGAGCGTACCCGCCCCACGAGTCAGTATCCGAGCCGATCCTCACCGTGGCCGGAGCGATCTTCGCCCATTCCCGCAGCAAGTACGCGAACGACGGATTGCGGCAAAGATTCTCACGAGCCACTACCTGCTCCTTCCAGCGAGTTGCTTACGGCGAGCCAGGACGCCGGTGCTGATCGACTCCACATGCGCGCGGAACGAATTGCCATCGTCCAGCACAAGGTTGACCTGCGCGCCATCGAATGACGGCACCGCGTTTGCTCCACTGGCCGCGAGCGCGGACACGTCGGCCCACTGCCTCGCGGTGAGGATCGCTTCTCTCGTGCCCGTCTGGTTGACGGCTGCGGTGACTCCCGAGGGCAGCCATCCGCCGCGGTCGTATTTGCGAGCTCCTCCGTAGCGGCCGACGGTTGGCGAGCCCCAGATGCCGGTGTGCCTGGCGTTGAGGCCGGGCTTGGGCTCCTCGATCATCTGGCCGCCGCCGGCGTAGATCGCGACGTGGTGGGCGGGCGCTCCCCAGAAGAGCAGGTCGCCGGGGGCGGCCTGCGTCCAGGGGATCGAGGTGGAGCCGGACTGGTATCCGGCTGCCGTGAGGCGCGGCCACCCCAGACCAAGCTGCTGCGCAGCCCAATACACAAGGCCCGAGCAGTCCAGGCCGGGCGGGATGGCTGAGCCGCCCCACACGTAGGGGACCTGCATCTGCACGGCTCGCATTGCGGCGCCCACGAGTCCGGCCGATGAGGATTCCTCAGCCTTCTTCTTGAAGAACGATCCGACTCCTGCGAGGAGGGATTCGACGCCGCCTGCGCCGAGCTCGCCGATGACTCCGGGGGCGATGCCCTTCATGAGTCCTCGGACGGGCTCGGTGATGAGCTGCGCGATGGAGCCGAGCGGGTCACGGAAGAACTCGCTCACGCCCCGTGCTGCGTCTGCGAACCATCCTGCGATGCCGCCGCCGGCGAAGTGGGCGATGCCGCCACCGGAGAAGCCAGCGGGGGCCTTGCCGGGGGTGCCGCCTGGGCGGCGCTTCGAGGCGGCGTAGTTCGCGGCAATGATCCTGCTCGGGCCGATCTGTCGGACGAGCTCGGGAACGAGGATGGCCTCGCCCGGGGAGAGCATCGCCGGGATCGTGTCGTGCCCGGGACTGTAGCCGGGGACGATGCCGCCGCCGGCGTACTCGGCGATCCTGGGGACCGTCGGCAAGGTGAGAGAGAGGCCGATCTTCGAGGCGACCGTCTCCACCATGGATTTCAGGCCGTTGGTGTAGACGGTGTCGATGATGAAATTCACCGGCTTTGCCGCGACGCTCTTCACCTTGTTCCACACGGACTCGATGGCTGAGCGCATGCCATCGAAGGTGGACGAGACGCCGCTCGACATGGACGAGAACACGTTCGTGACGCTGTCGTAGACCCACTGGACGGCCGCACTCGCCGTGGACTTGATGGACTCCCAGACGCCCGAGACCGTGGAGGAGATGCCGTTCCAGATCGAGGAGACGACGCCAGCGACCGTCGTGAACACCGTCGAGACGATGTTCCACACGGTGTTGATGTACCAGGTGACGCCCGCGACGATGAGATTCCACGCGGTCGTCACTCCTGTGGAGATCGCCGTCCACACTCCCTCGAGGAATGAGACGATGCCGCCGAACACCTCTGTGGCTATTCCGGCGATCCACTGCCACGTGTTAGCGATCTGCTCGAATACGGGCTTGATGACGCTGTCATACGCCCAGGTGAAGGCCTGGCAGATCGCATCCCACACGGGCTTGATGACGTTGTCATACGCCCACGTGAAGACCGCTACCCATGCCTGTATGTAGAGCTTGATCGGCGTCAGGACGATGCCGACGATGATCGCGAAAGCGGTTTTGAAGACCGTGACGATGCCGTCCCAGACAGCCGTGATTGCATCCCATGCCGTCTGCAGGGGCTGCACGACGTAGGTCGAGAAGAAGCCCGAGACTCCGTCCCAGGTGCCCGTCCACCAGGAGGAAATGGACTCCATGGCTGACGACCACGCCGAGCTGATCCAGTCCACGAAGCTGTAGAAAGCGTCCGTGATCGCCGCCCAAGCCTTCCGACCTGTCTCCGTCTGCGTGAAGAAGTAGACGAGGCCTGCGACGAGTGCGGAGATCGCCGTGACGATCGCGCCGATCGGGTTCATATTCATGACGAAGTTGAACGCGACCTGCGCGGCCTTCGCGAGGTTCGTCGCTTTGACGAACTGCAGCAGTCCGCCGGCCGCCTTCACGGCGTTCACGGCACCCATGGCCGCGCTCATGCCCTTGAACGCGGCCGTGCCAGCGACTACCGCAGTGACGAGCGGTGCAACAACGTCGGTGTTTTTCCCGACCCAGTCGAATACGCTCTTGAGTGCCTCAGCGGTGCGCTGAATCATCGACGGGCCATCCCCGCCGAACGCGCTGACCATGTCCCACACGCTCTTGGCGAGCGGTGCGAACGCGGCCGCGAGGTTCGTTGCTGCGTCCCAGCCGGACTTGAGCATCTCCCAGGCCGCCATGCCAGCATCACGCAGGTTGAACAGGAAGTCGACGAGACCAGAATCCTCTTCGAGTCCGAAGATCGGCCCCGAGAAGTTCCCATTGGCTAGGACATCCCAGATTCCCTGGATCGAGGGCACGCCCACGTCCTTGATCCACGCGAACCCAGCACCGAGCGTGTCTGACATCCAGCTCATGAAGTCGGTCAGCTGCGGCTTCGCGAGGTCGATCATGTCCTTGAAGCCGCCGACAATCGTCGCCTGCAGGTTGCCGGCCGCGTTCTCGATGCGCGACACGTCCGACGCGGCCGCGACCGCGACGTCATCAAAGCCCAGCTGCAGAAGCGCCTGATTGAACTCTTCCGCAGAGATTTGGCCTTCCGACATGGCCTCACGGAAGTTTCCCGTATAGGCGCCCATATCGGACAGCGCCTGCTGAATCTTTCCGCTCGCGCCCGGAATGGCGTTGGCGATTTGGTTCCAGTCCTGGGTCTGTAACTTCCCAGCACCGTTCACCTGGACGAGCGCCAAGCCCAGGCTCTTGTACGTGTCAGCCGTCCCACCGGACACGGCATTCAGGTTACCGGCAGCCTCAGCTAGACGGTCGAAGCCGTCCACACTGTTTGCGGCGAGCTGGCTCGTGATGCCCTGAATGTCCGCGAGGTCGTACACGGTGCGGTCGGCGTACTCCTGAGCGGATGCCCCGAGGCGCTCAATGGTCGAGTCATCGACGCCGGCGAACCGCAGCGTGTCCGCGAATTTGTTGGTTGCGTCTGAGGCCGCGATTGCCTCGGACGCGAACCCGCCGATGCCGACAGCCGCACCCAGGAGCGCGAGGGGGCCTAGCGCCGAGGTCACGAGTCCCCCGAGCGAGGTCACCCCCGAGCCAACGAGGCCGAGCGAGGAATCAACCTCGCGGGCTTCATGCTCGACGTTGTCGGCCTCTCGCACCCACCCCTTGAGCGAGGTTGTGAATCGCTCCCAGTTGGACGGGGCCTTCGAGATACGTTGGTCCAGGGCCTCGGTTGCGGCCTTCGCGCTGTCGGACGCGGCCTTCTCCTTGCGCAGAGAGTCCGCGTGATTCGCGGACGCCTGGTCGGCCTTCTTATTCGCTGCCGCCGACGCCTCTCGCGCCGAGGCCAGCGCCGACTCCGCGCGAGCGACAGCCGCCGAGTCAGCAGACGAGCTAGAACGCGCGGCCGCGAGCGCACGCTCAGCACGCTCCACCGCAGAGGCGGCAGTCTCCTCCTCAGCGCGCGCCTTCGCGAGCGCCGAGGAGGACTTCTCCACCTTGGCGTGCGCTTCCTGCAGGGCTGCCCCAGCCTGCGCGGCCTCCTGACGAAGGCGCGCCGTTGACTTACCCAGAGGATCGGCGATCGCGTTAACGAGGTCCTTGCCTGACGCGGAGACCTGCTCCTTGAATTTCTCCGCGTACTTCTTGCCCGCATCGCCCGCCACCTGCGGGAGCTGCGTGGCCGTCGCATTCTCGATGCTCTTGAAAAAGCCCCGCATCGACGGGACAACATCGACATAGACAGTGCCTGCCTGATACACGCCAGCCACGCAGACCTCCTACAGGTAGATATTCAGGTTTCTTGCGGACTCCACCCCGGCATGAGAGCCGCGAGCGCCTGGTGGGCGCTGCGGTCTCGGACGCTCGTGCGTGCGTCCTCGAGTGCGATCGCGGTGAGGCTCTCTGGCCGTGGGTATGTCTCTTTTCCCCCAAAGGCGGAGACCAGCAAGTCGAAGATGTCCTGCAGGACTCTGACCTCTGGTGTCTGGGTTCGGAGCTGCGCCTCGGTATCGTCGTCGTCGGGGGCTTCGGCGATCGCCATTGCCGTTTCGATTGCGACCTCTGGGTCGTTGAGTATCGCCGCGACAGTTCGACTTGTTGAGGGCAGCTCGTCGATGAGTGTCAGCAGGAATCGGTATCGGCGAGCGCGGAACAGGGCATATGTGTCCCAGCCCTGCTCCGCGAGGTCCGCAACGATCTGCCTCTCGTACCGTGTCAGGCGGTCGTAGAGGCGCGCCCTTCCCCCAGGGACCCGAGCGATGCCTCGTAGTGGGTAGATGCCTGGCGCAGGAGGAGCAGCATCTGACGCAGAGTCAGATGCTTGGTGACGAATGCGGCGTCTTCGTCTGAGAGCCACTTGTTGATAACCTCGGTGGCGCGCTTTCCGCCGCCGAGGTCGAGGAGGAGGTCTTCGCCAGCCTCGGGGCTCAGGCCCAGGGGGTCCGGGAAGGTCACGATGTGGTTGTTGATCCCGAAGGTGAACGGGGTGGCCTCTGCTGCCCCATCGAGGTTGTTGAGGGCGGCGAGGGTCAGGGTCGGGGTGATCTTATCGGCCATTGGTGTTCTCCTTGTTTGGTCGGTCAGTTGTTGCGCTGGGTGCTGGCGGGCGGTGCGGGCAGCGTCGGCGTGGCTTCTTCGGTCTCTGCGGGCTTGGCTTCTGTCCATCCCTGTGTGCGCAGAGTGTTCGCGTCGGCTGCGTCGTCGGTGACTCGTGTGAGTACGAGGTCGTTCCCGTCGTCCGTCTTGATCGTCTTCGTGAAGGTCAGCTGATCCATGGTTGTCCTATCGACTGTGTTCTCCTGGGGGTGGTAGCGGGCAGAGGCCGGAGGGAGAACGTCCCCGGCCCCCGCCCGCAGTATGTGTCAGACGCTGAAACCGGTGATGTCACGGTGCTTGAGCATCGCGGAGCCGCCGTAGTAATTACGGCATGCGGTGCCTGCGGTCTCGTCGGCGAATGCCTTGAATTCGAGGTCGCCAGTAATCGGGTCCGTCGCCTTAAGCCCGATCGTCGGCATTGAGACGAGCTTGGCGCGCGTGAAGCACCAGCCCATCAGCCACTCGTCATCAGCAGGGCCGTCGGCTGCGACGAGCAGCAGACGCTTCTCCGGGATGGAGGGAAGGAGCGGATCGTCGAAAACGACTTCTCCCGTGGTCGCGTTCGCCTTGACCTGCGAGAGGTCAATGCCGTGTGTCAGGCTCAGCATCTCCTTGCGGAACAGCTCGAAGATGTTGAGCTTGATCGTCTTGGTTGCCTTGGTCAGGTCAGAGCGCACAGGCTCTGCGTAGCCCAGGCCATCG